AATAATTGTTGCAGTTTCGTGGTCCAATCTCTAGGGTTCAAAGCATTTGGTAAAATATTAATTCTACCCATACATGCTTTCCGAAACAAGTTTTGATCATACAGTTCATTATTAGACAAACTTAAACGTTTACCATCAACAGTAATAAACCATTGTGATTCATCTGATTGATATTTTGTTAAGTCATCAAACTCATTTTCAAAGCCATCACCAATGCCAAACTTTTTTGTTCTACACACACTACTGTTACAAAATTGACACATAGGTTCAACTTTGCATGTGTAATTGTAATCTTTTTCAGCATGTTGATTTATAGTTTTAGTAACTTCTGACATTGATAATTTTTTAGCCATATATTTTTCGTTAAACTCATTAACTTTATCTTGCCATTCCTTTGGATATTTTTTCTTGGCATACACCGCATAATGAAATAATACATTGTCCCTACCACCCTCTTGAACTTTTTGAGACATAAGAGTTTCTAAGCAGGGTGGACCATCTGACATTTCTTTAAAATTTTTCTTTTTAGAAAGTTTTATCTTTTCAAAATCTTCTTTAGATACTCTATATTTAGTAACAAGATCGAGGAACTCGTCCAGAGTAGCAGCACTGCCATCATCAAGAAAAGCATACCTATTGTTATCAGTGCCACCAAAGTAAGGGAGATTAAGGAAATTGCCAACATCTCCACGTTCCTTTTCAATCTTCTCTTGTTTTGGAAATATTTCTGAACCGGCATAACCTAACTCCCCACTAATTTGTTGTAATTTTGAACGCATAATTTTAGCAGGTATAAAAGATTGAACAAAAGAAAAAATATGTGCTCCACCTGATTTAGACCTGCAAACTATTAATGGAAATTTTTCTTGTCTTATTTGTTGTACTATTTTTTTATGATCTAAAGGGTATTGATCTATATCAATACAACCCCACTGACATTCATTGTTATCGTTTATTGGTATGATACCTAAACTATTTATACCAGATAAATGATCTGTCCATAAACTATCCGGTTGAGGATGTAATCTAACAATGCGAGACTCACCTGTTTGCTTGCCTTTTTCATTGATGTCACCTTTAATGTAACATCCATGAGCACGCTCCTGTCCTCTAAAAATTTCTCTAAACTTCTCCATAAAAAAAGGCGCCCGAAGGCGCCTATCTATTAGTATGGTGAACTTTGTTTTTCTACATCTTGCTCATGTTTGACAGTAGCTGTCCCATCAGAAACAAAATTAGAAAAGTCTTTAGCCATTGCATAAAGGTTTTTATCTTTATCTGATAAAAAATCTTCTGCAGTAATGTCCCAATTGTACCAAAAACCTTGATCATTTTCTTCTCTTACAGTTTTAAGTTTGTAAAATTTTGAAAACATAGGTGGTGTAAAAGGACCATTTTGCCCGTTTATTTTTACAGACTTCATCATCGTATTCCATTTACGACTCTTTTTTAAAGCTGTGGACTTCATGGTAATTACACATGGTTCAGCAAGATCATCTTTAACTAAAAGAACATAATGATTACCACATGTTTCAACGTAGTTACCATTAGGTAGTCTATCTTTACTCCCATCTCTTTTTGTTTTGGTAATGATATCACTGCTTGCGTCGTAAATATTTACAGGCGCTCCCGTGCTACCTTTACCTCTGTCAACCCATTCAACATATTGTCTTACATATCCACAGGGTATAACAGTTACTCCCTCTTCGCCTTTAAAGGTTTCTCTAGATACATCATTAAATATATCACCTTCTGTGGCTCCAAGTTCTTTCTTTTCTTCTGACAAAGGTTGCAACACTTTTAATCTTGGTGTTGCTGTGTCCTGATTGTCAACCGTTTCAAATCCTTTGTTTGAATCTTCTTCAAACATTTTATTGAAAGGTATTACTTCTGCATTTTTCTTTTTACTTACAGCATTACTCATTTTTTCCTCGTTTCTTATTTTTTACTCAATTTAGTCTTTGAACCAACAAAGACGCCAAATTTGTCCATGGGTATTTCGTTACCTTTAGTAACTTGCTCACGAACAAAAGCTTTTAGGGTCATAGGTTCGACCCAAACCTTTTGCTGAACGGGTAATCCCAGTTCTGAAACCTTGTGTTTAAAATCTTCAGCTTTTTCATCTTCACCTCTACCAAAAGATGCTGACAATTGATTCTTTATTAAATCACCATGGCCGTGGTCCCTTAACCAATCAAAAGCCTCCTCTTTATATTTAGCAGGTATAGAAGCATAAATAGCTGGAACAACTTCTAATTTTGATCCATCTTTTAAAGATAAACTTGTTAAATTCATTTCATTCATCTTTTCAGGTATAATTTCTTCACTAATTTTTCTAGCATTCTCTTTTACTTTCTTTAACGCTTTTTCAAGCATAGCAGACTCTTCTTCAAGATCAACTAATTTTTGTGACAACTCACTAATATCTTTTAATGCATCGTCTTTTACATCAATACTTACATCTTTTTCAAAATCAATCATCTATTTCTCCTTTCTCAAATAGATTAAATTTAACAGGATAGTATTTTAATTCCATTCTATCCCATTTTAAACATTGTATTCTACCACGATTTACGTCAGATGCAATAGCACATGCTATTCCCATCGCTACAGGATCACCCATCAACAAAAGATAATCATCATCACAGAAATCTTTAAGCTTTCTGCGTAATTTATTAACTGTTGGCTGTGAACTTAATACCACTTGAGATCCCTCCGGTAGTAATAATTCAAGATTACCAAAGTCTTTTGCTGAAAGAATATTTCTACCTGTTACTTCCTGTACTACGTAAACCGTCATTCTTTCTAATCCCTAAATAACTCTTGTTTATACATAAAGCAAGTATTATACATCAAATTAGAAATAATAATAGGTTAGTAATGGATTATAAATTTAAAACAAAGCCATACGACCATCAAATAAAAGCATTAGGTGCTTGTCATAACAAGGAAAATTTTGCTTTATTTATGGAAATGGGTACAGGAAAATCAAAAGTATTAATTGATAATATTGCCATGTTGCATGATAGAGGCAAAATTAATAGTGCGTTGATAGTGGCTCCAAAAGGTGTTTATAGAAACTGGGAAAAACAGGAAATACCAACTCATATGCCAGAGCATGTGCCATACAAAATAATAGTATGGAATCCATCCTCAACAAAGTTTGTTAAAGATTACGGTGCTTTTATTAAAGACCAGGACAATCTTAAAATATTTTTAATTAATATTGATGCGTTCAGCACCTTAAAAGGTCAAGAAATTGCAAAACGATTTTTGATTTCTACACAGTGCTTGATGGCCATTGATGAATCAACAACAATAAAATCACCAACAGCGAAAAGAACAAAAACAGTATGCAATTTAAGAACTTTTGCAAAGTACAGAAGAATACTAACTGGATCGCCAGTAACAAAAAGCCCTTTAGATTTGTATACACAATGTTATTTTCTTGATCCAGAGCTTTTGGGTTTCTCTTCTTATTATTCTTTTAAGAATAGATATGCTGTAATGATTAGCAGAAGCGTGGCTACTCATTCTTTTAAACAAATAGTTGATTATCAAAGACTTGATGAACTTGAAGCAAAATTAAATCAATTTTCTTATAGAGTATTAAAATCAGAGTGTCTTGATTTACCAGATAAAGTTTATACTAAACGTTATATTGAAATGACACCTGAACAAAAAAAGGCATACATTGAAATGAAAAATTTTGCTATTTCCGTTTTAGAAAAACAAACAGTTACTGCAGCTGGTATATTAACACAGATGATTAAGTTACATCAAATTACCTGTGGGCACTTAATTACGGATGAAGGTAAAACTGTTGAATTAAAAAATAACAGAATTAATGAACTTATGAATACTTTGGAGGAGATTGATGGAAAAGTTATTATTTGGGCGGTTTACCGACATGATATTAAAAAAATTGAAAAAGCGATTGCACAAAGATACGGAGAGAACTGTGTTAAATCTTATTTTGGTGATACACTTGATGTGGATCGCCAGGATATCGTTAATGCTTTTCAAGATAGAGAAAATGATCTTAGATTTTTTGTCGGTAATCCGAGGACCGGAGGGTATGGTCTCACTCTTACTGCTAGTAACACTGTTATCTATTACAGCAATAGCTACGATTTAGAAGTTCGCATGCAATCAGAAGATAGAGCGCACAGAATTAGTCAAGAAAAGAAGGTAACGTACATAGATTTTATTGCTGAAAAGACTATTGATGAAAAAATAATTAAGTCGCTTAGAAACAAAATTAATATAGCTACAAAAGTTTTAGGTGAGGATTTTAAAGAATGGCTGATTTAAGACTGCCGTAAATTATTTGTTCCTCTGTAACATACACTAAATTTACTTTTAATTTTTTTTGTAGTGGTGACAAAATTCTACGAATAAAATGACCTTTGTGCATGCCAGACTTTCTAATAGATTGTGTTTTCACATCAAACAAATGAAGTTTTCCTTTAGGTGATATCGCTACAATGTCTACAGGACATTGCCTGTGTAATGGTGTAAAAACAAAAAAACCTTTCTTTAAAAGATCTGTAATGACAAGTTGTTCACTTACAACTCCTTTAATCTGTTTTAAATTCATCAATTAGAATTTCTATTTTTGTTTCTAATCTTATAATTCTTTCTTTTATTTCTGGTATGTCCTTTAAAATTGCTTGTTCCATCATAACTTGTTTTGATTCGAGGGCCGTGACACGTTGTGAAAGCATACCGTATACAGAACCTGCTGATACAAGTATCATGCTAAGCCAAACGATATTTCTTAAATTAAAATCTTTTTCCATCATTTATTTAAAAAAAGAAAAATTGTTTTTTCTTTTTTTCCTCTGGTTCTTCCTCAACGACTTCTTCCTCTGCTCCAATATTAAACAAGTTTCTAAATGGTGTGAGAAGTAAATCATCACCCATTTGACCTGCCTCACTTAAAACTGCTCTTAAAGGTGCAGGCACGGCAAGTTTTGCTAACTTCTCTAAAGTTGCTCCGTAATCTCTAAATCCTTGTTCTCTTGTAAAGTCTAAACCAGCTTGTCCAAATTCAGGTAAGTTAGCTATTCCTCCACCGGGCATATCTCTAATGTTTACGACACCAGGATTAGTGACAAACGGTAATAAAGATTTTAAATTTTCTGCAAAGCTGACATTTACATTTGGATCTCTAAATAAATTTCTACCAAGTCTTCTCATGCCTGCCACATCGCCTTGAGCTAAAGGTTGAGCTCCTCGCATTTGCTCTCTGTCTCCTTGAAACATTTTATTAATTAACAATTGATAAACATTTCTACCTTCATTAGGATCTGTAGTAAAAGCCCCAATCCCTGTTAATGGAGCTTTAATATAATTTAAAACTTCTCTATCCAACAATCCTGCAGGGTTAGTCTCATTTAAAGTGTTTATAAATTGAAAAGCTTCATCTTGATTACGTAAATCTTTCAATTGTTCGTTAAGTGGGTTTTTATCGACTTGTAAAGTAAAAGAACCATCATCACTAGGAGGTCCACTCAAATTTATTTGATCTTTAAAAACTTCAGGCCTATTTTCCTGAGTTCTACTTGAACCAGCAGAGAATGCTGCTACTTGTCTTTCTGCATCTGAAGCTGAGGTACCTTTAGTTACAGTATATTCTTTAGCACCTGATAAACCTGCTATGTATGCTTCTCTTGCACTCATTACGCTACTACCTGCCTTCCAACATTTGTATTTGTAATGCCGCTAAAAATAGGATCGTCAGTGCCAAAAACAGTTTGACCAGCAAGAGCAGTATTAGGATTTATTCTGTTTGCACTTGCAACATTTACATTTGATAGCGTGCTTGAAGCTACAGGTGCTTGTAAATTTACAGGTAATTGTGATGTTTCTTGAAGCGGTGTTTCTCTAATTTCTTGAGAAGTTGGTATGCTAGATTTTTGTTCAAAATCACTTGAGCCCATTGAACTTATTGGTTTTAAATTTTGTACTTCTTCCTCAGATAAAAACTCAGCACCAACATATTCCGTGTCAACATCAATACCATAACTTTTAGCTAAATTATTTATGGCTAAATTTAAAACATTAAATGAACCAGATTGAGAAACATCTACTATTTGAGCGAGTTCATTGGGTTTAACACCTTTTGCTAAAAGTGCTGATAATATATCGTATCTTATTGAAGTGCTAAATAACTGTATTAATGCATCTGGTGCAAAAATAGAATCGGCTAGTAAAGATCTTTGAGCTCCACCCGCCATTGCACCTCCTACGTCAGTGCCTGACCCTAATCTTCCTGCATATTTAATAAAATTATCTATCATCTCAATGTCTTCTGGTCTGTCAAAAAACTTCATAAGATTTTCATTACGTTTTAAATTTTCTAATTCAGTTACAAGTTTGTTAGCATTTAACACTGTACCTACTGCTCCCTCTTTTGCTTCAGTAGATGTTCTTGATAAAATATTTTGTATTAAACCTTGACGAACTGATTCTTTAAAAGGAACACCAGCTCCATCACCTTGTGCAATTAAGTTGTCTATTGCAGCACCACCTTGCCCAGGTTTTGATTTTCTTATAACTTCTTGAACAAGATCTGCGTTTGCTAATCCCTTCTCATTAATTTCTTTAAAAACTGAATTGTCTAGAGCTTTGTATTGTTTTTCAATGTTTAATAAGTCTGCAACTTTTTGACGATAATTACCACCAAGATATGCTTTCAATGAGTCTTCATCAAACTTTCTCCATTTATTTATAGCTGTAGATATTTGATCTGGGTTTTTAAGAATGTCATTAATAAATAATCTTTGCACCACATTAAATAAATTATCAGATAATTCTTTTGAAACCTCTCCAGAACTACTTATCATCTGTCTTATAGTTTGTGCATTTACTCCACCTTCAGGATCAAAAGCTGCTCTAACAAAATCATTTACATCACCTTGACCTGCCATAATTTGCCTTACTTTGTTATTTCGTAAGACAATATCTGTGTTTGTCATTTGAGAGTCTAACATTCGTAAGGCTGCTTTTGCTTGAGCGCTGCCCATAAACAAGTCAGTTTCACCTCGCATAATTAATTTTACATTATCTAAAACTGCTTTAGCAATAGCTTGAGTGTTTGGATCGGTGCTATCAGCTAAAGTGGTTGCGTTCTTTCTTAAATTAACAAGTGCTTGAATAGAATTTTTAAAACCATATTTTCCTTTACCTTGTGAATTTATAACTGGTCTAAATTTGTTTATATCATTTAATAATTTTAAAGCTTTAGGATCAATAAATTGTTCTACGGGAACGTTTTTACCACGCAAAAATATTTCATTGCCACCCTCTAATTTTATTTTTATATCTTGTCCTTGAACATAGGTTTTTTTGTTAATAGCATTTAAAAATTTTTGTACATCTGATTTTAAAGGTACAAAATTTACTGACGCTGGATTAGCAGGATTTATTTGTCTCTTTACTGTTTCAACTAATTTTTTTGTAGTTGCATCTGAATTTGTGTTGTACATTCTTAATAGCTCTGGCAAAAATTCTTTTGCATTCTTTGCTCTTGCGCCCGTAGGAAATATGTCAAACATATTTTCCATTTGACTTTTTACTGAGTGATTTAATTGAACAAGCTCATCAAGTGACAATTCTCTATTACCACCAAATTTGTTAAGGCTATCAATAAGACTTGTCATTTGTTTTCTTTGTACAACGTCAGGTCTTGACACAAATTCTTTTGCTTGGAAAAAAGATTTTCTTAAAAATGGATTACCAGCTAACTGTGCTATAGTTAAGGGCTCTACACCTAGCTTTTCTGCAGCTAGAGCTAATGCATCTGCATCTTTTATTAAACCAGGTCTTATTTTCCCGGTAATTAATTTACCACCAAGTTCAAACATGCCAAACATGCCTCCAGCTAGTGCTGCCTCAAAAAATTGACCTCCATCAAAAACAACATCATTAAAAAAATCAAATTGCTCATCTCTTGCTTCATCATATTCTCTTTCACCATATCCCCTAATTCTCTCTGTTAAATCTTTAAGTTCTAAACCTGTTCTGCTTGCTCCTCCGACAATTGCCGCCCTTCTTAAAAGAGATTGACCTCTAGTTGCAAAAGCTGCAATACCTTCAAGAGCTAATACCTCTGGATCAAGATATCCCATCACTAAACCTATTTCACCTAAATCTCTACCGTATGGGTTGCTTAATCTAAAATCTGTTTCGTCAGGGTATCTAAAAACTTCTTGATATTCTGTTTTTTTTGAATTTATTGGTATTTGTAAAAGTTTATATTCTCCGTCCGGATATTCTTTTAAAAATTTTTCACGTCTCGTGTTAAAACTTTTGCTTCTTGTTATATCAGCTTTTAAAATGGTATCAGTAAACTTAAAACCTTCATTATTTATTTTAATGCCAAGAATATCGCCCATATAAGCTAATTTGTTTTGTAGTTTTTGATCTCTAATTGCATTAGCTTGTTGATTAATTTGATATTCTGCAGTGCCTGGAATCAAACCTGATCCAAAAGGTAAAATATCACCAAGCGTAGGTTCAAAATCTTTAAAAACGTCCTCGTAAATCCCCTTGTAGTCTTCGTCACCAAACGTTATACTTCCTTCTAATGAGGGAAGCTTGTATAGTTCTTCCGTGTCTAATTGTTCAGTTCTTGTAACCATTAGAACTGATCCGCTGTGAAGTATCTAAGTTCACCACCGCCCATATCAAAAGCATAAACAGGTTGGTTTGGTGATCCTGCTTGATTATTTGATCCTTTTGGACCATCATAAACAGTGCCCCCCAGCCCAGTGAAAACACCGTCTGAGTCAGTATAAGTAACAAAGAAAATTTTATTCTCTGCTGCTAAATCTTTTACATTGTAAGTTTCGTTTTCAATTGTAACTTGATCAGTTTTACTAAAAAACTCTGTCGTTTTTAAATCACCAAGATTATTTAATTGTGTTATACCATCTTTAAATTCATCTGATGCCTCAAACTCTCTGTACGATCTGTTTTTGTAATCGAGTATATAAGCAGCAGCTTCTGCTGGTCTCATAGAATCTTTGCCAGAATCAGTTATAGTGCCAGTCTGTAAAAACTCATTTAAATAATCATTAGCTTGTGATTTTATCTCTGCATCTTTTAAATTTAATCCTAAAATAAATTTTTGTGATTCTGCACTAAAGTTTGGAAGTGTATTTTTTTCTCTAACTGATGCAAATTCTGCCATGTTAAAGTTTCCAGGAATGGCACCACCAGCTGCAGTATCTAATGTAAAAGCATTACTTAATGCAATTAATACGTCAGTTGGTACAGACTTACCACCTGCAAAGTCTTGTAAACCGGTACGAACAAATTCTGGTAAAGATGCAAAAAAATTAGGAAAATCATTTTGCAAGTTTGCAACAAGGTTTCTACTAATATTAAATGTTCTGTTAGTAACAGCATCATCAATAGTAGCAAGAGCAGCTTCTATTCTTGGTTTAATTTCTGCTGCGTTTGCTGTATCTTTTTGAATCGTTTCAATTGTGCTCTCTGCAATTTTTGCAAGAAGTGCTTCATCAGTTGTGTTTTGCAGAAGCTCTCTTTCTTGCTCTAAAGTTAAACCAGTGTTACGTCCGTTAATAACATAGTCTACTTGTATTTTTCTTATTTTATCTTCAGTATAAACTTGATTAGTTTCAGGATCTATTTGACCTGTTAAATTTTCTTTTATAAAGTCTACTTTTTCGTAGAATTCAGAAGGTTCTGACTCACCTTCAAAAACAGTTTTGTAATTTCCGTTAACATTTTCTATTATAGCATTATTGATAACAAAAGTTTGTGGATCTCTTGCATCAATTATTTGTTTGTATGTGCCATCTTCCTGCAATTCAAAAACTTGATCGTTAACTATAATTCTACCATCCTCCATTGGTGCCACGTCTAAAACTTGACTTTTGATATTACCTTGAGTGTCTAAAGTAAAACCAGTAAATACATCTTTGCCGTCAACTGTGCTTTTTTCTATTGACAGGAATTGTGGTTCTCTTGCGTCTATGATTTGTTTGAACGATCCATCTTGCTGCTCTTCAAAAACTTGATTGTTTATTGTAATTCTACCATCTTTTGCAGGCTCAATATCTAATACTTGTGATTCAATCTGGCCCGTCTGTTTATTAAAAGAGAAACCTGTGAACACAGTTTTACCGTCAACAGTAGTTTTTTCTAAAGAAATAAATTCTGGCTTTTCTGTATCTCTTGCATCAACTGACAATGTATATGGTTCATTAGGACCTTTTCTAGTATACAATTGATTATTTAAAATTATTTGATCATTTTCATCTGGCACGATGCCTGGAATTGGTCTTGATTCAAAATTACCATTTAAAGTTCCAACTGCCTGGTACTGAACTGAACCATCTTCTGCGTTTTCTACTTTAATAATTTCATTAATTTTGAAGCCTTCATTGTCTGTAGCATCTGCAAGTAAAGTTAGTTTCTCTTCATTGTTTTGAGCAAATTTATTATAAAGATAAGCTTTGTTATTTAAAGTTATAATATTTCCTTCTATATACTTATCACCTATTAAAAAAGAATCTGGTTCACCATCTCTTGTGCCAATAGCAACTAATTCTACACCTGTAGCTTTTCCAAAATTAGGATTAGGTATTCTAAAACCTGTGTTAGTATCTGTTATAAATTCATTTCTATCTATTTTTTCTCTTTCAATAACGTCTTGAAAAACAAATCCATCCGATTCAGTTGCAATTTTTTCTGCTTCAATTTCAAATAATTTAGATGCAGCAAGTCTTGCAGCTTCGTCTTGGTAAGGTCTTATTGCACCTAAAGCAGGAGCGGCTTGTGCTACACCACCTAATGTATCTAAAAATATGTTTGTGCTTTGACCATCAACAGCTGGTTTACCACCTGCACCTGCAGCCGATAATCTAGCAAAAAAATCTAATAATGCTGGAGCATTCTGTGAAAAAAATCCTCTTTGTTCTGGAACAACTTCTCTAGCTAAATTTAATAATCTTTGATAGTCTGGATTATCAGTAACCCCTACACCACCACCATTAAATTTTCTAATAGGCACTAATCCAGATGTAATTCCAGTTCCTCTTGAATTTATTTTCATTCGCTCAGGTGCGTTAGAAAACATTCTTCTATTGTAAATTGTCATTACGCTGATTTAAAAGAGCCTAAACCCTCTAATAATGTTCCTATTCCTGTGCCTAAAGCACCTATACCACCAGCAAATTGGAGGAATGGGTTCGCTGGTGTAACAGGTATTTGTGAAATAGTTTGACCACCAAATGGTAAACCTGCAAGAACTTCTGTACCAAAAGAAATTCTTTGAAAGGGCTCCTGTTGTTGAGCTGCTAGATTTTGTCTTTGTGCCTCAAATCCAGCTTGTAACAATTGTTGTTGTTGAGCACCAACACCTAATAAATTACTAATGTCTTGACCAAACATTTGTTGACTTAGTTGTCCAATACCTCCTTGTGTTCTAGCAAGGTTTCCTAATTGACCTGTTAATCCTGACAATTGCTGTCCAGCAGCTATTTGTCTTCTTTGTTGTGCCTCCTGTGCTGCTTGAGCCGAGGCTAATGCTTGTTGATAATTTCTGCTTGCATCTTCAAAAATCCTTCTTGTTTTAATGTCACCTAAATTACGAGCTAACTCTGCTTCTTGAACGCCAAATCTTGAACCACCAAATGCACCAGCTTTTTGTGCGGCAGATGCTAAATTAGTCTGAGCTATTGCTCCTTGTCTATCTATCTCTTTTATTGCTTCTTGTGTAACAAATTGTTGATATGGATCTCTAAAAGCACCAATGTTAGCGGTAGTAGGTACAAAAGCTTGTGTACCACCAGCTAAAGTTTGACCTGCGAGTTCTCCAACAGTGCCAGCAGCATCAGCAGTTTGACTTGCAGCTTGCACAAAAGGTTGAAAAGCGCCTATGCCTTGTTGTGTAACTGCTTGCTGTGCAGTAACTTGTGGTTGCGTGAACCCTGCAACTGTTTGCTTGGGTATATCTCTTGGAACATTAATTAAACCTTTTACAAAAGCAGGGTTAGGTGATCCATCTGGCAAAAATTCATCGACACCTTGAGTTCCAAATAAAGTAACAAGTAAATCCTTTTGTCTATCTTGAATATACGGAGGAGGTAGTTGAGTTTGTATTTGTGTTTGTGTAACCATTATGCTCTCCTCTCAAGACTATCCATCATTTCATACATTTTTTTTGCACCTTCCATTCTGCTTCCATTACCTGCACCTTTTACTGCTTTAGCTGTCATTACAAATTCGCCATCACTTAACATAGCTGGGATACTATCAGAAGTACCTGTGCCTGGTCCACTTATTTCACCTGTTTTTCTTGGAAACTCAGTGGTGCCTCCATCAGCAAGACCCATGATGCCCTCCATTCTTTTTAATCCATTAGTCTCTTCAGCCATACCACCTTCAGCTGCTGTTCTTAAGTTGCCTTCAAAATCAAAAAAGTTACCTTGAATGCCACCACCTAATTGTAAATCTAAAAGTTGTCCAGGTGTTAAATTAAAAGCTTTGCCTTCGTAATCTGTTCCAGGAAATTGTGTATCAACAACTTCCTGCTCTGGTGTTCTAAACATACCTGTTGGAGCTAATGCAGCACCAGTTATACCAGCGGCTGTACCGAGCTTTGAAATTATATCTCCTACTGTTGCATCTTTCGGTATGAATCTACCACCTTCTCCAAATAAACCTGCAGTCGCTGCTTGTCCTGGAATTGCAGCGCCAGCACCTGCACCTCCTGCAGTTGTTCCAGGTATGGCTTTTTTACCTAAAACAAATTCTGCAATACTGCCAGCTCCGCCCTTACCTCTTCCTAAAACTGTATCCATGAACGTTCCTTTTTTTGCAGCTCCACTCGTTAAACCTTTTATACCCGGAGCTTGACTTGCTAAAAAAGCAGCTGTCGCTACTTCGCCAAAACCTGCTTCTGGATCTGCTAAGGCCCCTATCCCTGCAAACAACGGATTACCCGTAGCTAATGCTAGGACTGTTCCAAGATATTTTTCAGTATCGCCTGGTAAGGCTTTTGCTACTGCTTTACGTAATTTTTTAAGCATAATCTCCTAATATTGCAATATATGTGATTGTAAAAGGCAAGTAGGCTAATCTTGAATATTTAAAGCCAATTAATCCTATATTTATAGGCAAATAATTGCTATATGACAATAGATAAATACTGAGTTAGAAAGGAATATATATGGCAGAACAGACAAAACGTGAATTTCAAGCCTTTAGACCCTTTGGACCTACTATTTTTGCAGGATCATTACCCGAATCATTAATAAAATTATTAGATGATAAGGCAACAGAGATTATGACTAATAAAAAAATGTCTAAAGATTGGGATCATTCAATGCATTTAGCAGGTAACGTTAAACAAGAAGTAAGATATCCTCCAGCTTGGATGATATCAACTGAGTTCGCACCCATGAGTAATTCTTTGCAAATGATAATACACAAATATTTAGAACATCCGCCAATGGTAAACACTATATCTCCAGATAAAGTAGATAAAATATTAATAACTAGCATGTGGGTTGTATCACAGTGGTCTGGAGACTTTAACCCTTCACATGTTCATGATGGTGATTTGTCTGGCGTAATATATTTACGAATACCTCCAAGTTTAAAAGAGGAATATGAAAGAGAAGATCATTTTCCATGTGTAGGAGATATTCAATGGCAGTGTGGACAAGCTGCTACTTTTAATGGACATACATTTCAAGCAACGCCAAAAGTCGGAGATATTTATCTGTTTCCGTCTTGGCTATCACACATGGTTTATCCATTTAGAACACAAGATGAGGAAAGAAGATCTGTTTCTTTCAATGTAACTGTTAAAAGAAAAAAAGAGAAAGATGAGCAACAAATCTAATACACCATTTCCAATGGTCAGAATAACATGGCATGACGCAAAAGATACTGAAACAGGTTGGCTACACATAAAAGAAATTGTTTCTGCTCCGTTGGCCGTGTGCCAAGAAGTAGGATACATGGTTGTAAACAATGATAACAAAATAGTAATAATGCGATCTTGGTGTATAGACAAAGATGATAATCATGGTGGAGGTGCAATAGCAATACCTCGTGGTTGGGTTAAAAAAATAGAGTATTTAGAAGTAAGTTATGGAAGAAATAATAATTAAAAAAATATCAGTTATAAAAACTAAAATAAACATCGACAAATTACATTTAATAGAAAAATACGTAAACATGTATGAAGGTAAATTTAAAAAGAGAACATGGGGCGACAACGTAAAAACATCTCTTAGCTTATGTCAAAATGTTTTACATAACGTAGTGGATTTTAAAGATATTAAAAATGAAATAGAAGAACAACTTAGAAATTATTTTGAAAAAAATGAACAAAATATACCTTTTTTAATTAATGAATCATGGGTAAATTTATTAGATAAATACGGATATCAAGACTATCACACTCATAAACCTGCATTTGCTGCGGGCACTTTATATATTAATGATGAAAATTCAGATATAGAATTTGCTACTTTCCCTGAAGATAATACAAAAAAATTAACACCAAAAAAAGGGGATTTGTATTTTTGGCCCGGAGATTTGCATCACAGAGTTATGGATTCAGACAAAAGAAGAGTATCATTATCATTTAACGTATATGCAACACAATAGTAATACAGAATTTGTTATGTATGTTGATAATTTTTTATCAATTGAAACATTAAAATCATTACAAGAAACCTTTACAAAAATTGGTTACATGGAAGTAAAAAACCCAGAGGGTAAGGTTTATGGCCATAGACATACTTTTCCAGAAAGTTTTCACAATGATCCTTTATTAAAATTAATTAAAAATTATTTTTTTCCTAATAGAAATTTAGAGCCCATATCTGTTAGTGCTCATTTACGACAGAATGACAAAGAGCCTTTGTTTCACATTGATACTAATAAAGGAAATGTAGCCAATTTTTTATTTTATGTAAAAGGTAAGCCACTATTAAATAATGGCACTGGTTTCATTTACAATAATCAATTATCTTCGCATATAGGTTTTGTTGAAAACAGAGCTTTATTTTTTAATGGCAGTAAAATATTACACTCCGACTTACAATCTTTTGGTGATAGTTCTGAAAGATACACGCTTAATATTTTTTATAAAGAGAATAGTAGTGATAATAAATAAAAAAAATCTATTTGCAACAACATTACAAATATTTCAATTTAATGACGAAGAGATAAAACCTTTATTAGATGAAGTGAACAGTAAAAAAAATTTAATTACAAAAACATCAAGCTCACATAATTATTTTACTGATTATAAAAACCCAATACAACTTTATGAGTATGAAAAATTAATCAATGAAGTTGCAAATAAATATTCCAATGAAGGGTTAACATTGAATCTTTTAAATTATTGGACGGCTGTTTATGGTAATAATTCTATACATGGTGCGCACCAACACGATTCAGTGGGTGTAAACTTTTCTACTGTGCTTTATTTAACAAATGGCGGTGCCACGACATTTTTATCACCACATAATGCAACAAATCAAAGAGTATATGATGAAGAATCAATATTAGGTAAATTAGTTATTTTTCCTTCTACATTGTGGCATTACGTTTCATACAGCGGAGATTTAGAAAGAATAATTATTTCATCTAATATACAAATTTATGGTCAGAACCATGCATAAAATTTTTGTCGGAACTCCTTGTTATGGCGGATTAATCACAACAGAGTATTTCAAAAGTTGTATGCAACTTGTAGCTCTTGCAGCCACTAAAAAAATAGAATTACAATTTGGAACGATAGGAAATGAATCATTAATAACTAGGGCAAGAAATACTTTAGTTCAACTATTCATGGATGGCGATTACACACATCTTTTATTTGTTGATGCTGATTTAGCTTTTAATCCTGATTCAGTGATGAGAATGCTTGATTATGATAAAGATGTTGTAACTGGTATTTATCCAAGAAAAACCATAGATTGGATAAAAGTAAAAAAAAGACTTAAAGATAATCCAGATATATCAGAAGACGAGCTATTAGCTGCATCACTGCAATATAATTTAAATGTAAAAGATCCTAACAACATACTACTTGAAAAAGGATTTATTGAGGTTTTAGATGGTCCTACTGGTTTTATGATGATAAAAAAACAAGTGTTTGAACGAATGGCCAATGTTTATCCAGACTTAAAATTTAAGCCAGATCAACACATTAATCAATCACATGAAAAAGAATTTGATTATCATAAAACATCTGATTGGAATTATGCTTTCTTTGACACCATGATAGAGTCAGAAACACGCAGATATCTGTCAGAAGATTACGCTTTTTGTCGTTTATGGCAAAATATGGGTGGTAAAATATACGCTGATATTCTATCTGGTATGACACACTACGGTAATTATGCATTTAAAGGTAATGTTGGAACTCAATTCTTGCCTCAAAACAATAAGTAATTTATTATAAAAGCATGCAATTAGTAGACCTTAAATTTCGCCCTGGAGTAGATAAGCAAGATACTGCATATTCTGCAGGTGATGATAGAAAATACATTGATTCTGATTTTGTAAGATTTCATTATGGAAAACCAGAAAGATGGAGCGGATGGACAAATCTCCCTAATCCTAACAAAACAATTGTAGGAGTGGTAAGAGATACACACTCATGGGTGGGTTTAGACGGTTTAAGATATTTAGCTTTAGGAACCAATAGAAAATTATACATTTACAACGAAGGAGCGGTGTATGACATAACTCCTATTCGTGAAACACAAGCTTTAACCAATCCTTTTACAACAAATGGCACTACCACGGTGTCTGTAGCCGACACTGGTCATAACGCAATACAAGGAGATTTTGTAACTTTTGACTCTTTTTCATCAATTGATGGATTAGATATGAATCAAGAATTTGAAATTACATCTATAACTGATGCAAATAATTACACAGTAACCCACACTAGCACAGCATCTGGATCAACATCTGGAGGTGGCGGATCAGGTAACGCAAAATATCAAATAAATGTTGGTCCAGCTACTTCAACGTATGGTTTAGGTTGGGGCACAGACACTTGGAGTAGTGGCACTTGGGGTACGGCTAGCTCTGCATCTGATGTTGTCATAGTAGGAAGAAACTGGTCATTAGATAATTTTGGCGAGGATTTAATAGCTACTGTCTTAGATGGTGGCACATTTATTTGGGACACTTCAGGAGGTTTAGCTTCAAGAGCAACAGCTTTATCAAACGCACCAACTGCATCAAGATTTAGCATTGTTTCAACAGATACGAGACATTTATTAATATTTGGCACAGAAACTACAATCGGCACTCCTGACACTCAAGATGATCTATTTTTTAGATTTTCAGATAGAGAAGATGCAACAAACTACACACCTGTAGCTACAAACGAAGCTGGATCTTTGAGAATAACAGATGGGTCAAAAATAGTGGGGGCCGTAAAATCATCAGGACAGATACTTGTTTGGACCGATACCTCATTACACGGCATACAGTTTGTTGGTACACCGTTTACTTTTGGTCTTAGACAACTAGGCGCAAACGCTGGCCTTATAGCTCAACATGCAGCCATAGAGGTCAATGGTGTAGCTTATTGGATGTCTGATGATGCATTCTATCTTTATGATGGTGTTGTTAAAAAAATGCCATGTTCTGTGCAAGATTTTGTTTTTGATGATTTAAGTTACACAAATAAAAACGACATAGCTGTAGGATTAAACACAGCGTATAATGAAATAATTTGGTACTATCCTTCAGCTAATGCATCACAAATAGATAGAGCCGTAGCTTATAACTACTTGGAGGGAACTTGGTATACATTAAGTTTAGGAAGAACTACTTGGCTTGGTGCTTACGTATATGAGAAACCAATAGCCACTGAATACAACGCCAGCGCAACAGCTAACGTATCTACCATACTAGGATTAACTGCTGGTTCATCTTTTGTGTATGAGCATGAGTCTGGCAATAACCAAGCAGATGGATCAGCTATCACAGCATTCTTAGAAACAGGTTCTGTTGAAATAGCTGACGGTGATCAATTAATGTCCATTAGTAAATTAGTGCCAGATTTTGATAATTTAACAAATACGATGACTGCTAGACTTACATTAGAGCAATACCCTCAATCCTCTTCTAATGTTACATCAAACGCAAGTATCACTAGCACGACAGAAAAAGTAAGCGTTAGGGGTAGAGGAAGAGCTGTTAAAATAAGGTATACAACTAATACAATAGATGATACACCTTGGAGACTTGGTTCACAGAAATTAGAAATTAGACCTGACGGTAGAAGATGATATATATTAAAGACCATGTTTTATCTAACGAAGATATCGATCAATTAAGACCTTTTGTTGAACAACCAGATTGGAATTCTTGGGATCAATCACTACAAGTCAACGTTCCACAAACAAATGATATTGTGCAAAAAGTAAAAAATACAATAAATGCTGACTTTAACAATAGTCATCCATTATTTGATGAAGTAGATTGGTCACAAATAGTAGTATATGATACGGGGTGCTCAAAAAATTTTCATTTAGACCATGCTTCAGACAAAACAACAGGCACATCTGTTACTTTTTTAAATGAAGATTTTGTTGGAGGTGAGGCTATTGTAGAGGGCGTGCAAATTGCTCCTATTAAAGGTAGAACTTATTACATGGACGGAAAAATGTATAAGCACGCTGTTTTAAATGTTATAAAGGGTGCGAGATTTACTTTAACGTGTTGGTATAAGAAAAAAGATTAATGGCTAAAATTACAATCACTAGATTACCTAACGCTACACCAGAGTATGATGCTGGTCAGTTTGATCAAATGATTAGATTACTTGATCAAATTATACTTTTATTAAATACTAACTATCAACAAGATTTAAAAGAAGAAACAGAATCGGAGGGTTTTTTCCTTGGCTAACACATTTAAAAGCGCAATGGTTGATATAACATCAACAGATTTAACAACCATATTAACTGTGCCGACAGCTAATCCTGGTGCCACACCTCCTGTGCCACCCACAACGGATGTTGTTAAATCCATTCTAATTTGTAATGACTCAGGTAGCACCACACTTGTTGATTTAGAAGTTTTAAGATCATCTGCAACTTTTGAATTATTTAAAGCAAAAAGTGTTGCAACTAACACTACAACAGAATTACTATCTCAGCCTCTTGTTTTGCAAGAATCTGATGTATTAAAAGCGCAAGCCAACGCTGCTAATCAAGTTCACATAATTGTAAGTTTTATGGAGGTTACAAAAGGTCAACTTTAGAAAGGATGAATATGAAATTACAAGGTATGTTTATTACTCCTGTGTTTACCACAGAGTTAGAAAATAATTATAATCTAGAACAAAAACTTTATGATTTACAAAAACAAGATAAAGTTGGATCACCAAAATCAAACGTAAAAGGGTGGCACAGTAAAGAAGATTTGTATCTGCATGAAGGCTTTAAAGAAATAACACAAGATATAATGTTTCAAGCACAAGAATGTTTTAATGCATTAAGTGTAGAGAGAAAATACGGTCCTGAAATGACAGGGTTATGGGGTATGATAAATCCACCAGGTGCCAGAAACACAGTGCACACACATCCCTTAAATTTTTTATCTGGAGTATATTATTTAAAAGTGCCAAAAAATAGTGGCAATCTTGTTTTCATAGAACCAAGACCACAAGCCGAGGTGCTTGATCCGCCTAAAAACCAAGACTTGTCGGTTCATTTTGCACATAGTGTACAGTGGGAAGCAAAGGAGAATAACTTGATTTTTTTCCCATCATGGTTACAACATGAGGTACAACAAAATAATTCTAATCAAGATAGAATTATTTTAAGTTTTAATTTAAGATGGAGATAGCAAAATGCCAATAATAAAAAACGCAGAACAAATTGGAACAGTTACATTAGAAGATGGCAGAGTGGTTCCAAAATACAACGTTAAAACAGAAACTACAATTACAAATATCGATACAGGTCAAGAATATGATTCTGAGGAGGCTATGCAAGCTGACATAGATGATCCAAACACTTCTACAACCGCAGAAAAAATTAAGCGAGATGTAAAAGTATTTGCTCCATCATTAAAAGATATGTTAGGTCAGACTCCTAA